TGACGCTGTTCAGAAGCAGCTGAAGTACCCCAAGACAGAAGAAGAAGTCGAAGCATGGATGAAGAAGTTTCCCGACGTGGGTGCTATCGTCCGGACTATTGCTCTCAAGGAGGTTGCTAATCTCCGTGGTGAGCTCGATGAGCGTGAGGCTGTTGTGTCTCAGCGTGCTTATCAGGTCGAGTTCGACAGATGCTTCAACATGATCATGAAGGCTCACCCTGATTTCGTTGAGCTTCGTGATGACGATGAGTTCGCCGAATGGCTCGCGAAACAACCGAAGGCTACGCGCAATGCTTTCGAAACTGATCCCGAGTACGACGACCTCGAAGATGTTGCTGAGACTGTGATCGCAGCCCTCGAAATGTTCAAGTTCAAGACTAAGAAGCCTGAACCCAAGAAGGACGATCGCCGCGAGGCAGCTAAATCCGTTACGAGAAGTAATGCTTCTGCCCCTCGTGCGGAACGTGATCCCAATTTCATCTATGAGAGTGATATCGACAAGATGAACGTTCGGGAGTATGAAAAGCATGAGGCAGAAATTCTGCAGGCAATGCGTGAAGGCCGTTTGGTCTACGACTTGTCCGGTGCCGCCCGCTAAGGCCACCACTGGAAACCTGCAAACAGAATAAGAATACCTTAAAGACCACTCGTCTGTTTGGGCCGCTTCGGCTACCCCATGATGACGACCCTTTATGTAGAATTGTTCTAGAGAAGACCCTAATCAAACCTACATAATAGGAGACTACAATGGCTTTTAATAGCGCTGGCGGGTGGGTTAACCTGCCTAATGGTGATTTCGTCGCTACGATTTTCTCGAAGCAGGTCCAGAAGACCTTCCGCAAAGAGAGCGTCGTGGAGTCGGTCACGAACTCGGATTACTTCGGTGAAATCGCCAATATGGGTGACACCGTTCGTATCCTGAAGGAGCCTGAGATCGTTGTGCGTTCGCTTCAGCGCGGTACGCAGATCGTTACGCAGGCCCTCGACGACGAAGATTTCTCCCTGATCATCAATCAGGCGAACTACTTCGCGTTCGAACTCGATGATATCGAGAAGCAGCAGGCTCACGTGGATTGGATGGAAATGGCGAGCAACCGTGCGGCTTACCGCATGCGTGACCGTTATGACGCCGAAGTCCTCGCGTACCTGTCGGGCTACACCCCGTCGTACGACGCTAACGGCACGATTACTTCGTATGCCGCTCGCACGTCTTCGGATGGTGACAAGGCGTGGTCCACCGCTGACTCGGACGAGTTGTTTGCTGCTAACAAGCTTAGCCGTGACGACTTTGTTTCCGGTGGTTCGGCTTCGGACTCGATTGCTGTTGGTGTGAGTGGCACGTTTGATGCTACCCCGCTGCAGATTCTGAACCGTATTGGTCGTAGGATGGACCAGAATAACGTTCCTAAGGAAGGCCGCTGGGTCATCGTTGATCCGGTGTTTGTCGAAATCCTGATGGACGAGAATTCCAAGCTCATCAACAACGACTACAATCCGGGTGCGGATCAGCTGACCAATGGCAAGCTGCAGGAGAAGCAGATTCGTGGGTTTACCGTGTACAACAGCAACAACCTGCCGTTCGTCGGTACGGGTGCTGGCACGGCTGACACCAACGGTTCTTCGGCTCACTACGGCATCCTGATGGCTGGCCAGAAGTCCGCTGTGGCTACTGCTCAGCAGCTCAACAACGTTGAGAAGTTCCGTTCGCAGGACTTCTTCGGCGATGTCTGCCGTGGTATGCATCTGTATGGCCGTAAGATTCTTCGTCCGGAAGCTCTCTTCCGCGTCTGGTACAACATCAACCAGTAATCTGATAAAGAAGGAGAATTTACATGGCTACTATTACTTCTACCGCTCAGGCTGGTGGTACGACTTCTGGCACGCGCCAGTGGCTCGCTACGCCCGTCCTGTACAGCAACGTGATTGATTTCGCTGACGTTCTGGTCGCTAAGGGCTCTGCTCTGGCTGCTTCGGACGTTATCGAGGCGATCCGTTTCCCTGCCGGGGTTCTGATCCTCGGCGCTGGCATCCAGACGATTGCGGTTGACGACGCGACGACTCTTACCCTTGATCTCGGTATCACGGGTGGTGACGTTGACGGTTTCGTTGACGGCTACGATCAGGCTGCGGCCGCTGCTGGTGACTATGCAACTTCGTTGTTTGATACTTCGGAGATTCATACCATCATGACGACTGCCGATAGCATTGACGTCCTGTTTGCTACTCTGACGGGTACGCTGACTGTTGGTAAGATTCGCGTGTGGGCTTTGATCGTTGACCTCAACGGTGTGAAGCAGCCCGGTCTTGCTCAGGTCGGTGCCTAATTGAATGGCCCGGGGCTCTGACACTGTCATCCCCGGGTTTTTTTTGATCAATGCGGAGATTAAAATGACGTACCTTTTGCTGCTTGCTGCAGCTGGTGGCTTCGGCTACCTCGTTTATACGAAGGGTTTTGATGGTGCTGTTGCTGCCGTTGCTGCTATGGCCGCTGCTGCTGCTGCGTACCTCTCGGGTGTTTTCGAAAACCTCTTCTAATTACCCCCGGGGGAGGGTTTCCCCCAACTAATCCTTAGGAGATTCTTATGGCTGAATACATGCCGTCTCGTTCGAATGCGAACGCACATAGCTCTGTTGCTTCAGCAGTGACAAGCACTACTCTTCTTGCGGCCAACCCTCAGCGTAAGGGTGCCTCTATTTTCAATACTGACGCTAATGCCCTCTGCATCGATATGACGGGCGGGACAGCTACTACAACTACTCGATTTCATGTCCGATTGACACAAAACCAGTATTTCGAAGTTCCTTTTGGCTACACCGGTCTGATTACAGGCATCTGGGAAGCTGATGGTGCGGGGGCGGCTAATGTCGTAGAATACACGTAAGGAAATACAATGTTCTTGCGTAGGACTTTACATAGAAAGAAGTATGATGTTCCGACGTAAATCTTGGCAAAGAAAGCCAGTCCCCAATGGTGCTACAAGCGTTTCAGTTCCTACTCTTGGTCATGGTGTCTGGTCTCCACAAATCGATATCGATCTATATGGCGGATTGTGGTGGACATTCGGTGATCTAGCCAATGGTGCTGTTTCGTCTTGGGCATCACACGAGGGAATAAGTCAAACACTTGTTCAAGCTACTGGTACTGCACAACCTTCTAAAAGTGCTTCTGGTGTTACCGCCGATGGCGGGGACGTTCTCTCTCGCGGGGCAACTGGTAATGTTGCAAAATTTGTCCAGCGGGCTACATTACCAGATTCGACAAACGGAATGTCGGCAGACGGCACTGGTAAAGGTTTCACTTGTACTGGTTTATGTCGTATTCCCGGAACTGATGAGTTCTGGATAGCTAACCACGGTGATACTAGTGCTGCACACGATGGGTCTGGCCCGTGGGCACCGTCTTTAGTGCGCGTGAACTGGTCGGGTGGGATCATCACCAAGCTACAAGAAATCGCGCTTGCGCCACTAGTCTCCGGCATTGAAAGTGTTCAGGGCGTTGCCTTTGACACGTCGGACGATACGCTCTGGTTCGCCTCAGCGAGTGCTGCCGGGTTGCTAAACGTCTACCACATCCAGCAGGACGGTACACTATTGGGTGACACCATTACACCAAGCTGGGCACCAAACGGACTGGCCTACGTTGAGGCTGACGATTCACTCTGGATCACGCAGAACCCGTCTAGCGGCGACCAGAACATCGAGAAGCGATCTTGCGTTGACGGAACCGTCGTGATCGCTGCCGCCGACCTCGGTTTTACTAGCCTCGATCACCTGCACTACGATCCCGGCACAGGAGGACTACTGCTTTCATACAGTGGCAACGGCGACCCTGGTACAATTAAGGTTTACGGCACCAGTGGTGCGAGCGGCGCCCGAATTGCAGCCGGCGATCTTATTCTCGACACACATACTGATTGCCTTGAGGGCATCGTGTGGGAGGGTACTAAACTCTATGCTGTTAGTGACAGTTTTTATCATACTGGTGCCGATGGACTAAATCAACTTGTCGAGTATACAGTTGTCCCTCCATTAGCGATGGAGATTAATCTTCATTTCAAAGCAAGTGTCTCTGCGACGACTAGTGCTGACACTTATTTTGATTCCTCACAAGGATCAGGTGATGGTGCTCTAGCCCTTCCCGGCTTTGGTGTCTATCCTGCTTCGACTTCTACGTTGACTGTTGCTGCTAATACATCTTCTGGAACTACACAACGTGGAGTTATCTCTGGTGCTTCCGTTGGACTCATGACATCAGCTCGGGTGTTCTCAATTAAGATCGATGTGACAAATGATCTGATGACTTTGTGGGTTGATGGCTCATTAATTACTACTGCGTCTCTTTCAACTCTTGTCGGCGGAGTATCAATCGCAGGTCTTCTGCGGGTATTTGACAATGGCAATTCCCGATTTTCAACTGCAACTATTAAAGACTTGATTATTGTCACTGGCCCAAGTAATCGTAGTCTAATGGAAACTTATCTGGGCGGGATTTAGTGAAACAATGAGCGAATATACGTTACGAACATTTTCATTGCCTACACTGACGTCAGTGCCAAGTTCCGCTACCTCGGTCTCGCTTATTGGTGCTAATCCAGCTCGTAAGGCTATCATTTTTCAGAACACCAGTACCGCTATCTTGTATATCCGTCTAGGTACTACCGATGCTACAGCTACCACAGGCCATTCGATCCAGCTTGCCGCCAACTCTTCTTACGCCATGGAAGGCTACACAGGAGCAGCAACGGGTATTTGGGCTGCGGCCAACGGTCAGTGTAACGTGACGGAGCTTCAGTAATGGCTCTAGTATCACCCGGTGGTATGCCGATTATCGCTTTAGGTACACATCAAGTTTACCTACAGAACCCATCTGTTGCTGCTGCAACTAATACTACGATGGATGCTGCCAACGAAGCTGCTATTATGATCGGCCAGATGTGGACGTCCGATGGTGGCTCTCACACGATTGATACTACTGGTTCTTCGAAAATGAGTTGGAGAGCTGGTACGAGTACGTTCGCTAACGCTGGTACAACTGTTAAGGTTGGCCTTGCTGCCGTGTCTAGTGGTGGCACCCGACCTGCACGAGCAGTTAACGTAGCGAACGTCATTACGTTTGATGTCTCCCGTACTCTGACCGGCGGTGGAGGTGAAATTACGTCTGGTGGTTACCACAACCACGTACCCGATGCTGGCACTAAGACAATTGCTAACGGTGATCTCGTCGCGTTTTGTCTCCAGATGACTGCTCGCGCTGGTGTTGATTCAGTCCTTGTTAGTCACTGTATTCATGGCAACGGTCTTCAGCGTCCGGGTAGTACAAGTTACGTCGGTGGTACGTACGCTCAGGCTAACGGTGTACCTAATGCGATTATTACATTCTCAGATGGTGCCAGAGGATATTTCTACGGTGGATATGCTTGTTCGTTGTTCGGTCAGGCACAGCTTTTTGGTACAGGTACTGCTCAGGTAGAGTATGGTAATTTCATTATGTCGCCAATCCCTCTTCGTGTTTACGGGATAATGGCCGTCGTTGATTTTGATCAAGCTGCTGATATGGTCTTGTATTCTAATCCACTGGTATCGCCTGTCGCGGAGAGAAGTGTTGTTGTTGATGCTACTCAAACGCAAGTTAATGGCTCCCGCTGGGGTCAGTTCTTTTTCTCAACTCCATTCGATATGGCTGCTAATCAGCCTTACGCAATCACCGGAAAGCCAACGACTGCCACCCAAATTACTATGGTTTTTACCACGTTCGACTCGGCTACACACCAAGAAGCCGATCATTTTGGCACGAACTGTTACGCGATCTCTCGTGCATCTGGTGGTGGAGCTTTCTCGCAGATTAACTCTGGCAAAGACCGTTTTGGTATGGCGCTTCTTGTTTCATCGTTTGAGAGCGGCATTGGTAGCTCAGCTCCCTCTTATATGTTAGGAATGTAAAATGGCAGCTCCTTATAATCCGCCTGTAAAAAATGAGGACTTCATCATCCGCATCGCTTTGACTGATATGGCGGTTGCTGGGTCTTTCAAAAGTAACCCTACGATTGCCGCTGGTGATTTCAAGGTCGATAAGGACGGTGGTGGATTGAACAACCTTAGCACATTGCCAAGTGTTGATCCTGCCTCCTCAGTCCTCGTCAAGATCACTTTGTCAGCTACAGAAATGAACGCTGATACAGTTACTCTTGTCGCTATCGACCAGACAGCCACTAAAGAATGGGCTGACTTCGTCCTCTGCATCCCGACGAGTGCCGCGTAATGAGGTACCGTCTGTACTTTGGTAATAAACGAGTCGCTGCCGCTCCCGGTGGTGGTACTGGGACTGGTCCTTATGGAGCCTTCCAAGGCATATCATTCAGAAAACGATCTAACTGGGGATTATCTAGATAATGGCTTTTGTTACTAGCAGCCCTGCCCCTCGGGACGCAACCGACAACTTACTATCGGTTCTCGGTAATCCTGAAGCAGCTACCGCTAAGTTAAAAGAACTCCAAGAAGCTACTCGAATGAACGAACAGTCTGTTGACAGGCTGAGTAAAGAGGCAGCCGATCTGGAGCTTAGACGTAACCAGATATCTCTCGAATATGCTAAACTAGAGGGCATTAAACGGGAGACGAAGAAAGAACTCAACAACGCTCAGGCGATGAACGCCAATCTCGCTACGAGATTTAAAGAGCTTGAAGACTCTCTGGCAGACCTTGAAGTGGCAAAGAAAGAAGTCGCTGCTGAGAAACACAAACTCGCACAAGAACGAGTTGAATTTAATACGTTTAGTTCGACTGCTAAGATCGACCTTGAGAACCGCCGCAAGGATATGGTTGCCAAGGAACGTCAAGTCGATATGCTCACTCGGGATTTGAATACCCGAGAGGTAGCTGTAAAGAAACTCGAAGAGGAAGGTTCTCTTCTTGTCAAGCAGTATAGTGAGAAACTTGTAAAGCTCAAGGCACTTATACTGGAATAGGGTCTCCACCCGCAACTTAACAATCTAAAAGGAAAATCTAATGGCTTATACTCTTTCTGAAAAGATTATAGACGCTGTCGGTAATGGTGAAGACCCGGCCGAGCTCGTCACGCTGGCGGCTATCACAGCCTCTTCAGCTGAACTTAACATTCTTGATGGCGTCACTGCTACGGCTGCTGAAATCAATGCAGCTGCTGACGTGTCTGCTAATACGACTATCGTTCCTGCTGGTGGCGCTGCTGTCACCCCTCCGACTGGCGGTGGGACGATTGTTATCCCGCTGGTGACTGCTAACGTCACTTGCACTCTGCCTGCCACGCCTACGGCTGGTATGCGTTACGACTTCGTGTTCGTCGGTACTGCTGCTGACGCCGAGGATTGGGTTCTTACGGCTGCGGCTTTCTTCAAGGGCGGCGTTTGCTGGCTCGAAGAGGATTCGGCTGGCGTTGAAGTTGCCTCGATCTACGCTAACGGCACGACCCATAATACGTTCACCGTCAACAACCCGGCTGGTGGCACGACTGTCACTTGCATTGGCGACGGCACGAACTGGTGCATTAACGCCATGATCGTGTCTGCTGATACTCCTGCCTTTAGTGCGGTGTAATGATGGCTAAGAAATCGAAATTCGGTTCGGCGTTTGCCGAGGCTCGCAAGGCGGGCAAGAAAGAGTTCGATTTCGGCGGCAAGAAGTTCAACACGAAGCTCAAGAAGGAGGGCAAAAAGTCCTCCTCCAAGCTTCCTAAGACGACTTCTGTCATGCCGTCTTCGCGTTCTGCAAACATTGACAAGTCGAATGCCCGTCCGTCTTTCTCTGGTATGTCTGACGTTGCTAGTAATGCTGGCAAGAAGAAGGCCATGGAGAAGTCGGCAAGCAAGCCGGTTGTAAAGTCTGAGCGCGCTAAGCTCGTTCCTCGGACTGAGCAGAGTGGTGCTAACATGCGTTCGCGTGCTTACATCGCCAACCACAAAGAAAAGCCTGCTGGTCCCGGCTTCCTCGACAAGATGAAGAAGATGGCCAAGGGTGCGGCTGGTGGCTTTAAAAAGCAGACCTACTAAGGATAAGAAATGAGCACATATCTCACTCTCGTTAATAACGTACTTGACAGGCTGAATGAACCCAACCTCGATAGCTCTACCTTTGCCTCTGCGAGAGGCATTCACTCTGCTGCAAAGCTTGGCGTCAAGAATGCTGTCATGCGTATTAACGCGGTAAAGTGGGAATGGCCATTTAACTACGCGACTACGACCGAAACTCTTGTTGTCGGCCAGTCTACATATTCGTTTGAATCTGACTATAAGCTCGCTGACTGGGAGTCTTTTTACCTAGTCGGCGGGACTTATGGCGACAGGACGATTACTAATACACGGCTTCGTCCTATACAGCGCCAAGAGTGGTACAAACGGTATCGTGACACTGACTTCGATAATTCAACAGACGGACGCGAGCCGCCCCGATTCGTCTTCTGGGATTCTGCCCAGGATTTTGGTGTAACTCCGTGTCCTGATGAAGCCTACGTCGTAGCATATAACTACTGGAAGACCACTACTGCGTTGTCCGCGCATGGAGACTCCTGCACAATCCCAGAGAATTACGACTGGGTTGTCGAGATTGGAGCTCTCCAAGACATGTATATGTTCCTCGATAATGACCAGA